TCACAGTTTCTTCACCAGTACAGTGAAGCCTGCTGCCTTCAGCTTCTTTACCACCTTATTGGCAGCTTTCTTTGTTCTGTAGGTGCCAACCTGGACACGGTATGGGACGGAGCCGGCTACTTTGCGGATACTTGCTGAAAATCCTTTTTTCTTAAGCACTTTCACCATCACGTCTGCATTTTCTTTTGTTCCGTAGGCTCCAGCCTGGATGTAATACTTTGCTTTTGGTTTGGCTACAATATCCTTCCCGATGATTCCTTCTGCAATCAGCTTGCCATGAGCGTCCATGCCAAGTTTTTTCGCTTTGGCATAATCGTCCTTGTTATCACAGAAGAAGGATTCTACCAGGACCGCTTTTGCCTTAGTTTTTCTGGTCCAGTATAAACCGGGGCGTGCTTCAGCTCCTCTGTCATGCCAGACAGTGCCGAGCTTCGCACTGATCCGCTGGGCTTCCGGAAGACCATTTGCATTGTAACAGTATGCTTCGCAGCCATATGCCTCTCCATTAAAGGCATTCAGATGAAGCTGGACTGACAGATCATAGTTCTGTTCATGCTCTTCTTCAATGAAATACTTGATTTCATCATTCAGAGAATGCAGCTGACCTTCCGGAGCAATACACAAGGTTGCCTCATGTCCTGCTGCCTGGAGCCATTTGCACACATAAGGTGCCAGCTCCTTGTTGTACTTGTATTCATTTACTCCGCCCTTGTTTGTGCCATCTGCAGATGAAATGACGCCACCGCCATAATTTGCATGACCTACGCAAATAAAAAACTTCATATTAAAATTCTCCTTTCAAAAAAGAGAGCGATCACTCGCCCTCAGATTTTTTGTACCTTGTTCTATCCCAGATTGCTTTCACTCTTTCCCATCCACCAGTTGATACCATATAGATAACAAATGATGCGACAATTGCAGCAAATACATAATACCATTCAATTACTACCTTAAAGTATTCGCATAAAGCAACCATTGTGGCTGTACAAATAATAAAAGATGTGACCAGAGCCACCACGCTTGTTGGAAGGTTCTTAAGCCAAGGCAGATCTTTTATTCCTTGTACAATAAGGGACACCACAAAAGCCATTACACCAAATGCAATCAGTGCATAATTTACATAATTCATAATTTCATTTACATTAATATTAATGTTCATACTGTTAATCCTCCTTATGTTCATGTTCCAGATCTGCAATTCTATGGTTTGCGACCCGAATTTGCTCTTCTGATACAGCCATCCTCTGCTCCAGATTATAAGTACGCTCTATGGTGTTGTTATGCTTGTCTACTCTCTTTGTAAGCTCTTCTAACTTATATTCCATGAGAGCCCTTGTCTTTTCATTCTGGCTATGATTGCTGATCAGACACACTATCAGCGTAACTGCTGCCGATATTGTAGAAGAAATAATTACTTCCATATATGTCCTTTCCCCAGCATTGCGCCGGCGCAATTTTGTAAAAAAATAAGACCTTATAACGGTCTCGCTCTAATCTCCATTTTATATTCCTCCATTTAGTTTTCTTTAAAATTTTTCATTTTCTCCAGATTATTCACTCTGAGATTAAGTTCTTGCATTGCTTTTACAACATACGCAATCATCTGTAAATTATTGACAGATTTATAATATGGGTGTCCGTCAAGTACTCCGCCACCATCGACAAGATTAGGGTCAAGCGGTTCAAGCTCATCTGCTATAAAGCCAATCTTGTATTTCTTATGAGAATCTTTTCGCTCGAACGAACGAATTTTCATTGATTCTATTACTTTTGTGGCGTCTTCTACTTCGGTGTCTCTTATGTCGCCTTTCAGTCGAATATCGGAAAGAGATGTACTACATACTCTTCCGAGGCTGAACCATTTCCATGAGCCATCAAGTCTGGTTTGAATCCAAATTGATCCGGCGTACGAATCTCCGTGATAAATAAAAGCTCTGTTTCCGGCTACTTTCTCGCCGAGATATATTCCTACCGCAGTATTCGAACCAGAACCGCCCACATTATACCCAACGTAAATGTTTCCAAAATTTCCGTCAACTGCCAGTGGGATTATTCCATTGTTAGCGTTATAAAAGCTGAAGAAATTTTCATCACCTGTACCTGTTGCAGCGCCAAAGCGCCAGTCTACTGATCCTCTATTGGACTGATACTCGTAGGTTGTATTTATTATGTTATTACTCTGAATAAAACCGCCAATGGACATATTGCCAGTGGTGGTTATACCTTTCCCGTTATATGCCCGAATCCAATCGGAATCAGCCATATACCAGCCACCACCATAATCCTCACTATACCATCCTGTATTACCACGCGATCTAAACCAATTAGATGCATATATGGTATCGGTATTCATATCCGCAGTCGCAGTTATTGTTTTTCCCTGCACTTTGCCAGGAGTGGTAATATCTCCACTGTATAAACTCAGGCTACCATACATCGTGATTGTTTTATCGAAAAACTCGAATCCGGCACCGCTTTGTATAGATGTTCCGGTTCCCATTTTTCCAAGTTTAATGGATGTTCCGTCAAAATATAATATTTTCTGGCTGCTATTACCATTGTAAATAGAATAGGATTCATTTGCTGTCATTGTGTTTGCCACAATATCAGATCCGGATATTTTCCCACCTTTCAGCGTAGCTCCTGTAATTGAACCAGATGCTGTAATGTCCTGCGCAAAGATTTCATCTATATCCATCCTGCCGCCGGATATAATTGTTTTTTTACCATCTTTGTTCTTAATCACAAGACTTTCGGTAATCAATTCCGTAACGCGATCAGTCAGAGTAAAATTTGTACTGGAATCACCTGACTCAACAAGCCAGGTGAATTTTTCTGCGGTTTGACTGGCTGTGGTTTTTATATTGTTCACCTTTTCATCATTGGTGCCCATATAGGATTCAACTGTACTTTGGAACTTCCCGGCAGTTTGAATGTATTCAGATGTATTTGTTTTGAATTTTTTATACTCTTCCTGAGCCTTATCATAATCTGTTTTAAACTCTGAAAACTTAGAGCTTACACCGCTGGCCGTCTGCTCTACTTCTCCCAGTTTGGAATACATCGTAACGCGACCAGACTGCAGTTCTGTAATTTCGTCCTCGGATATTATAGCGGATATCTTTCCCTGCACTATGGAGAAATTTGTTTCATTTGCCTGAAACCTTTTTAGGATGGCATTCTTGGCAAATATGGATACTTCTTTTTCAAAGCGCACACTGCCTCCCTCCTTTTCTTTTTTGGAAAAAATCATAATAAAAGACACCGCTTGGGTGCCCTTTAGCATGAATTCTTCTTTTTATCCTACAAAATGGCAACTCATTATCGCAAAAGACAGAAAACATTGCGCAATTGCCTGATGGAAATAAAGTTAAATTAATATCGATAGGTGGTTCCGGAATTGATGTTGGTAGTACAGGTGAAAAAATTCCATCATGGTCTTTTGGAATATTTTTACCAAGTAGTGGAGGGTCTGATGCTTGTTTACTTTGTGCTAATTCAACACAGATTACCTTAGCATACAAATCAAGTGGTGTTTGGGTTTCTTGTAAAAGAATCGGATAAGATGATCATCTTATCCGAAAGTGGCAGAATAAATAAATCTTAAAAATTATACTTTTGCAAGAGCGCATTGCATCCAAATACTTGATGTAATATGTAAATGCAATGTAACACCATCTGTTAGGCTTACATAATTTTCAGCAGAATTTCCAACCCACAATATTTTTCCAGTTTTACTGGCATTGTCACCGGTTGTTATTACGGCAAAAAAAGTACTCACAATTGAACCATCGCCAACAAACGACATAAAAAAAATATATGTAGACATTCCATTTAAAACATAGTCTCTCTGTAAACCAGTTCCCATGTAAGCATTTATTAATGTCTTGCCATTTAGCGCGTTAAGCGCCGCCGTAAGTGTCATTGTTCCGGCATCCAAAGCATAATTTTTTGATGTAATTTTATTCAGAATCGCATCTGCCAGTTTATCGTAGTCAATCAGCTGTGGTTCTCCTGCGCCAACAAGGAGCAGCTGATCTGAGGTTTCTGGGGCTGTTTTGGTTGAAAGTGCATTTATTGCTTGATCTGCCATATTAGTTTTCCCTCCATATTGTTATTTGTTTTCCGGATCTTGTGGTAAGATATTTTCCGGATTTAGTTGTAAGGTTATATGTGTCGTAGGTTGTGAATCTGCCGGCGCAGGCGCCGCCGAATTCGTAATCTTTGTTCTGAACTGTAATTTGATAGCCATATCCCAGATAGTATTCTCCTGATTCAGTCTTTCGCCTCCAGGTAAACCATTTGTCCGGATAGTTCTTTGTTACATCCTTTCCCTTTTGGTAGACTGTCGCGTACAATGTCGTGGTGTCATTTCCGTTGTCCAAGTACCGAATGTTATACAGAAGCGTTCCATCTGTTACACCTTGAAGTTCCGAATTTGTTTCCTTCAAAGATGCCTCAAAGCCTTTTACACTTGATTCTATCTTCGCTACTTTCTGCTGAGTTGTTGCAATGGCTTCCTTAGCCTGGTCTGCAGTCTTCTGAGCAGCGGCTATATCACTACTCAGACCTTCTGCATCTGCCAGAACAATAACTGTCTGGCTGTCCAGCTCCTGTGTACTGCTGCCTGCGGCGTATAATGTAGCGCGAATTGCTTTAATGTCAGAACTTGAAGGTGTATAAACCTTCTGCAATTCATCAGCAGTCGGCTGATATTTTACGGTATAATTTATGCCATCTGTGGACTCTTCCACTTTGTACCGCCCTGTATAGCTGTGTACTGTACCATTATCCAACTCCAGCGCGGAAAAAGTCACACTTGCCGGAATCAATGTTTTTCCATCTTTTTGCTTACAGATAGCAAGAACAGACGCCCGCAGATTGTAGTTAATACCAATCTTTCCGTCTTTCGCTTTGCTGATGGAAAATCTCTTTTTGATGCGTGAGCCACCGCATATTGCAGTAAGGTAAGCACCGGATCGGGTAGTCAGTCGCAAACCTGACCTGGTAGTTAAATATCTTTCACCGGAGCCATGCACTGCTTCTATATCAACATATCCATCATCCGTGGACATTGATTTTACATAATATGTTCTAAGCTTCGCATTCCAGTTACCGGAAACTCCTTCTGATACCGTCACTTCAAAAACCGCATCATATGATACATCCGTATCTCCTAAATACACCGTCATCCTTGTATAGCAATCGCTGTAATCTCCCCCGGATCCATCCGTGTTGGTATGAACCACATGAGAATCATTATCCAGGGAAGCTCCAAGAGCATCCAGAGTAGAGATACCTGATAATACTGAAAGCGCCTGCTGTGCAGTATCCGCTGCTGCAGATGCAGTACTGTTTGCAGCCGCTGCTGTCTTTTTGGCTTCTGAGGCGCTCCGATCAATAACTGTAATATTCTGATCCAGCCGGGTATACATCTGGTTCAAAGATTGTCCAGATTCATCCATCCAGATCCGGCTGCTCTTAATAGTTGAATCACTTCCATTAATTGCCGATACCACAGACGGAATATCAAGCTTTGTGCCGGCAATGGCTGCATCATCGGATACCATCTTATTTACGATCAAACCGTCAGCAATGGCTTTTTCCTTGATTCCGGTTGAATCAATAAGTACACCAGTACCAGTCTCATCAAATAAAGAAAATGTAAAATTCTTCCTGACATCCTGACCAATCTGAATACGAACATTTCCGTTTTTGTCACTCCACTGCGCTGTGGGACCTTTGATTAGAAGTCCTCCATCTGGATCCATTATGGTGAATTTGCTTGTAAGGATTGTTCCAGCCTGTAAATCTCCCACAGAAACATATTGAATTACTGCATTTTTAATTAAAGCTTCTTCCAATACTGCATTCTGTGATGTAAGGTGAATATTCTGTAGTTCTCCGATACCGGCAGCTCCGGAAAGAAGATTCTTGATGTTTCCGTATAATACATCCAGATTTTTTACTTTTTCCTGTTCCACTTCCAGCTTTTTTATTGTTGCATATTTTAGATCAGCGTCTTCCGCTTTAATGTAGTTGGTTTCAATTTGTCCAACAGATACTTTTAACTCAGACAGATCTCCATTCAGAGCATTATATAGTCCCTGAAGATTTCCAACCGCACCACTTCCGGATACACCCTCTTCAAAATGCAAAATATCCGATACATTGATCGTTCCTGTATACCGTCCATCATCACTGATTACAGTATTGATAATCTCCTGTGCCGCCTGGAGCTTTTCCCTGGCTTCTTCGAAGGACGGAAGCTTATTCGCCAGTTCGCACTCATCTTTCGTATGATCCTGCGGATACTGTGTAAGCTTGATAATCCGCTGTTTTTCACGTATCCCGGTAGCGGCATCAATCAATGTGATTGTATCTCCCAGAGAAAAAGAGAATCCACTGTATCCAGCTTTCTGTTTCGCCAGATTGATAATATCAGCGCTGTAAGATACTTCCGGCTTAGACAGATCCTTCAGTTTCGCTTCTGCATCTTCCTTCAATGCTGTAGCATCCGTATAGGATTCATCTTTCCAGATGTATGTCTTAACTTTTTTCGTGTACTGATAATTTTCCAGATAGTTCTTTCCATCGTTTACAGTCTCAATGGTAAGTCCATCCTGTCCAATTGGAATAATTCTTGTGTAATAATCGTAGGAACTGCCTTTTCTCTGCAGTCTTTTAAGATTGAGCCCGGTAAGGAAAAAGGTTCCCTTATCCTGTCCGACCTGCTCATAAAATGATACCGTCTTTTTCTTGGTGTCATAAACAACTTCACACATGAATGCGGTGCACAGCTTCTGGATTACTCCAAGCGTATTCGTCTGCAGGATGCCTGCATTTCTTTTCTTTGTCACCGTGCATTCACCCACTGTCCAGCCAGATCCGGCCAGGGCAAGCTTGGCAGCATCCGAAATTGTGGAATCTACAATGCTGAAAGAGCTCCATGGTTTAGCTTCCAGTTCTTCCAGGTTCAGTACCGCTACAAAAGAAAGAAATCCATCTGTACTCACACCTTTTTCTTTTACTACATACTCATCATCCTGAGTCTCAATATAGAATTCCTCACAGATTTCATGGTGACGAGCCATGTATGTAAAAGAGAGCGTCCGGTCACCAGTGGTAACGTCGCCCTCAATCTTTAAATCCTTGTATTTAACAATATGCCCTATGGCATTGTGGTTTGTATCGTAGATCTTAAGCATAGGGCCTCCTTCTTTTAATCTTCAGAAATCATAAAAATAAACGGTTCCAGCTCTGCGCTGGTCAGATCCAGCCCTTCAAATAATGATAATGGCACTTTTTTAGGTTCAAAATCGGTTTCCTGGATTGCCAGCTCATTAAGTTTTCTTTGATACTCTTCCATACTTTTACCTGGTCGGAGACTTATGCTTATATCCTGCACAGGTCGTTTTTCTGCCTCTGCGGCTTTTTGCTCTTCCTCCCAGGCTTTCCGTTCTGCGGCTGTGTCTCTGCACTCTTCAATGATTGATTTTTTCGTTTCCTCATACGGCTGCAGAGCCTGAACAATTGCTGCTTTATTTTTATTAATTGAAAAAGCAAGCTGAATTTTTCCAGAAAGAATTTTCTTCCCGGATTCTTCAAATTTCTTTAGTTCCATATTCTGGAACTGCATAATTCCATTGTATGCTAATATCATTTCCTGATTTGTCACTTTCAAAAATCCTCCTTAACGCACATATTTCTTTGAAAAATTTATGTTTTTTCAACATTCCTGTCGATTTTTTCCGCAATTACATAAATCTTGGACGGTATTTAACCGTGATATCCATCCAGGTATTATCCAATGTGATTCTGTTCGTTCCTGGCATAAGAACCGGCAGGCTCCAGATGTCTACATCAGCGGATTTATTTACTCCTGCCTCTGTGATTTTTCCGGTTTCACCATCCAGGATAACGGTTTTATCCTTTGTTGTATTCCTGATTGTAACCGGCAGGCTCTCCCCTGTATCCGGATTACGATTAATCCCCTTAACCGTGAATGCTGACGCACCTGCAGCACGCGGAGTAATTTCCACTATGCAGGGCGTCCAGATATTTCCAGGGTTTGTTATTGCTATTTCCAACATTCCGGAAGCAGACTGTGAATATGGAGAACCATCCGGTTTTTCAGCGTATTCATAGCACGAAAAATCAACCGTAATCCTGCTCAGTCTATTGGATGTTACCCGCAGTTTTCCAAGTGGGTTTTCAGCAAAATCATGTTTTACCATATATCCGCAAAATTTATGGTCGAACTTATCCAGTTCCAGGATGACCGACTCGGACATCATCTTGGAAAGCAAGGTGCTGCAGTTCTGCAGGATTTCATTCCGATCCGCGCCATATACCAGAAAAGTGATCTGTATTGTTTTGAACCCGATGGAACCGTTGACGAAAAATGGCAGTGGGCTGCCCCTCTGCCATTCGCTTTCATTTTCGATATTCGAAAAAGCCGGAGTCACATTCCACTGCCTGGCCTGTGCCCCGGATATATCCCAGCCATTTATTTTCATCTCAGCCGCCCCCTTGTATGTCTTGTAGCTGCCATTTCATTCTTGGTATTCATGTCTTCCCGAATTTCTCCGACCAATTTGTCTTTATCCATGAATACCTTTAAGTTCTTCATGGTGCTTATCATGCTCTCCGTCATGGATTCCATGGTTCTCATCATTGAATCCATTTTGTTCAAAATATCGGCATTATCTGCCTGTGAGCTTCCAGCCCGCTTCATCTGCCGTTCAGACTGCTGCCGGATCAGCCTGTTAAGCTTTTCAATTCCGGCATTCCCTACATCCAGAGATCTGTCTGCCAGGAACTGATCCGGGTTTGTGGCAAAATTATAAAGATTTTCTGCCCCCTGTGGATTGATCACTTTATCCCCGGTAAGCATATTCTGCATGATTGCTCCATCCGATTTGCGAAGTACATATTCCTGGGCGTTATTTTCAAAGAGCCATGCCAGCTGATCTTCCAGGATATTCTCTGTTCCGGTTCGAAGTCCCCGCTTTTTCATCGCTGCCAGTATAGCTTTCTTCTGCTTAGATGACGGCTTTGCATCCGCTTCCACGCTAAGTGCATCTGCTATCTTTTTTACAGTGGAATCATTCACACTCCTGCCGTATTTTTTTACAATATACTGCCACAGATCTGAATGTTTCTTTTTTTCTGCATCCGACACAGATTTCTTATGCGCCTTGCCTGCATTTATCAGCTTCTGTACTTCTGCAATCTCTGCCGGTTCCTCAGCTGCGCCCACAGTCACTTTATCCAGTTCTTTCTTTTGCGCCGGCGCAATTTCTGTCTTGGATATATTTCCAGAAGTGCCAGATCCGGAAGAAGCTGAGCTGGAAGCAGCTGCTCCACTGGTTCCGGAAGAAGCTGACACATTTTTTCCAGCCGGCGATACATTTACATCAAGCAATGTCCCGCCGGTTCCTGCTTTCTGAATTCCGGCGATCAGACTCCCTACAATGTCCTCACCAATCTGGCCAGCCTGTTCCACCAGAGACTTTAGACCGGTAGATAAGCCCTCATTCAGCTTTGCAACCGCGGAAGCATTTTCAGCCGCCAGATCATCCAGCTGTTTCTTATAATCTTTCCTGGTGTCACTTATCTGCTGGTCAATAGCATCCCGCGTAGCCTGTGTATCTTTTTTTGCCTGCCGGTCTGCTATCTCCTGCTTTTCTTCCCAAAGCTTGTTGAACTCGTCCAGCTGCTCTTCAGTCATCTGATTCAAGCTGTAAATATTAGCGGCTGCTTCTGGTCCTGCATCTTTCAGTTCCTGGAGCAGTCCTTCTGAAAGTCCCTTTCCGCTTAGTTCCTGCAACTGGGTTTCCCACAGTTTCAGTCCCTCAACCTGGGTATTCATATTATAAATCAGACGATCTGCAGTATATCCGGAAGCATCCCAGGCATCATAGTTATTCATGGATGAAAGGATGTCTTTCTTCCGATCAGCTATGGCACTGTCCCTTTTTTCTTCCAGTTCCTGTATGGTCTCATTTAGTTCTTTTTCAAGCTTTTCCCGCTTATCATTGTAATCTTCATCAAGCTGCAGCTTTTCTTTTTCGTAATCTTCTTTGGCTTCCAGGTACTTTTTATCTGCTTCTATGCGCTCATCCGTGCCGGCTGTAAACTGTTTTCTGGCAATATCCCAATATTCCATCTCTGCCCTGGCGGACATAGAATAATAGGTCTGGTAGGTCTCCAGAAGGGATTTCTGTACTGAAGCCTGGGTCTTTGCAGCTTCCTCTCTGGCTTTGGCTGCCTCTTCCTGTTTCTCCTGCTTTTCCTCGTAGATCTGAGTGTCCAGTTCCTGGATCTTCTGTGTTGCTTCATACCAGGCATCAGTTCCACTCTTTAAATTCTTTCGAACGGTGGTCCAGTAATTTTTCTCCTGGGCTAAAGAGGCAGCATGTAATGTCTTGTACTTTTCCAGCCTTTTTTCAGCAGCGCTGAGGACTTCAGAATTATAAGTTTCTGCATCCTTAGTAGTTTTCTTTTGATTATCTCCGGATCCGGTAACTTTTTCTTTGGATACGCCAAAATTGTTCTTTATACTGCTGCTCAGTGCCTTGCTTATCGTGGAACTGCTGTTAAGCTTATTAAGCTGAGAGGTTGCCTGTTTATAGGCTGTGGATCCTTTCACAGCTGTGTCACGTATCTGCTGCCAGTACCATTTTTCGTTATCAATAGAAATCTCATGGCTCTTATTGTACTTGGAAATCCAACTGGTTGCGTTTTTCAATACTGAATTAGAAAGTTTTACTGAAGCTGTAACTGCTACTTTTGCATTCCCAGAAATACCTTTAGCAACACCAGCTGGGATCATCTTTCCTACTTCATCTTGAAATTTTTTAGATGGTGAATGAATCTGCAATGCACTTTTAAAGGCATTAAGCGCAGAAATGGCAACGGCACTAGAAGCACTGATTACCCTTGACCTGCCAGCTTCAATACCACTTGCCACACCTGCGGCAGCATTATAACCAGCCGTGTAAAAGCTATTCTGATAAATACTAACTGCTGACGCCGCCTGGTTCGCCATCGCTCCAGCTGTACTGATTGCACCACCCTTTCCGGATGCAATTCCTTCCTGATACTGTTTCGCAGATTCAGTTCCAGCCTGTTCAAATTCGCTTTTCTTTTCCTCGGCTGCTTTTGCGCCTGCAGAAGCTCCATCTCCACTAGCCTGCTCGATTCCAGATTGCTGATCTTTGATAGAATTCTGCATTCCTTCACCAGCGGCAGTACCAACCTCTTCTCCAGCAGACTGTGCATCTGCTGCCTGCTGCTGGATCAGTGCCAGAAGCTCCTGCATGGCTGATACTGCCTGCGTACCACCGGCATTAATTCCTGCCTGGATTTCTTCCGGAATCTGGATACCCGCTTTATTGGCGATTTCTGCCACGCCCTGGATTGTTCCTTCAATAGTCCCGTTCAGCTGATCTATTGCCTGCTGAGGGGTTATCTCACCGCTTGCAATTCCATCTGCAAGTCCCTCTGGGATCTGTGCACCGCATTCCTGCGCCATCTGGACAGTCTGCATGAGAGATTCCTGTGTGGCTGCCGGAAGCTCAGCCCAGCTTTCTACCGCCGAAGCAACGGCATTGTCAATGGACTCGCGCAGATCAGAAAAATCATAATCTGTGGATCCAAGCTCTCCCACTGCCAACTCATAAGCGGTCTTGTTTGCCGCCATCACCGTTGCTGTATCCTCAGAAATGTCCATGGCATCAGTCCACTTCTTGGAGATACCTTTCAGCTGTTCAACACCGTATTCTCCTTGATTATCCAGAGTCCATACCATGTGCTGGAGCATATTAGCCGCATCAGTTCCTTGCTCCTGGATTGCCTGGATAAAATCTGCGGAAAAGATTGCTTGCCCGCTCTCATCTGTGGCTTCTTTAAGACGCTGGAGATTCTGCTGATAGTTCTGGATTCCATCAACCCAGGACTGCAGGTTTTCGTTCATCTGTTCTGTGGTGATATCATCCCCACCATCGAATTTATCTGCAAAACTGATTTTATCCTGCAAATCAGCTTTGATAGAATCCATGGTGGAATTGTATTCATCCAGGATCTGACGCATGGCAGTCTTGGCAGCGTCCGCAGCTTCCTGGGAGCGTTCCATAGTTTTGTTGAACCCTTCCAGGGCTGTGCCAGCTCCTGCTGCCGCCAAGCCGGTTGCTTGGATTGCATCAGCATTATCTTCCTGAGCCTTTGTATTGTCTTGTGTTGCATCAGTATCATCTTTTTTAGCTTTGGTTAGATTTCCTGCGCTTTCAGCATACTCTTCTTTTGTTTTTTCATTTTCATCCAGGATCTGATTCTGTGTATCAATAACACCGTTTAGCTCGTCTTCCTGATCCTGCAGCTCTCCAACACTGGTTGCTAGAATTCCTGTAGCATCTCCACACTGAGATACCTGACCGGTCAATACAGCAAAACGATTTCCCATCTGACTATCACTAATAGCTTTTTCTGCCATCTGATACTCTTCTAGGGTAATAGTTCCATCATCCAATGCCTTTTGGTACAGTTCTAAAGCTTTTGTTGTATAATCAAGTTGTTTGCTAAAATCAACTTCCTGTAATGCTGCGGCATTTAAGCTGTTTTGTTCATATTGATTATTAACTTCATTAATAAGATCCAGTTCATCCTGTAAAAGTTTCTTTCTATTACTAATTGATTCCTTTTGCGCTTCTGCCTGATCTTTTACTTTTTGAGCCTCCAAGGACTGATCTACCAAATCCTGGGTAGCTTTAATCAGGGCTTGCTGAACAGCTACATCCTGATAGTTTTTTACCAGTTTTTCCAGTTCTTCATTTGTAACATTCAGCTTATCATTTTCAGAATCATAAGCACCAGCCAGTTCTGGAATGGACTGTGACAGTTTGTCCACGATGGATGCCATTTCCTGTTTCTGGACAGCTGTTCTATCTTCAACATTATTTAACTCTTCCAGTCTGTCAGCCAGAGCGCCTACATTTTCCACGGAATTCAGGGTTCCGGTAAACTGATCGTCAATCGCCTGTACATTATCGGCAACTTTCTGGGAGGATTGTACAACTTCATCGTACATTTCTTCCATTGCATCTTTTTGAGGTGTAATCACGTCTGTTAAGCCAGATACAATATCAGTAAGCAGTTCCACACCATCCTGCAAAGGACCTGAAATGTAATCATACGCCGCAATTCCCAGTCCCTCAGTAGTAGAACTAAGCTCTGTCAATTTACCCTTCAGATTATCCTGCATGGTATCTGCCATATCAGAAGCAGCACCAGAACAATTTCTCAGCCTCTCCTCATAGCCAGCTACCTGATCAGCGCCGGTATTAAGAAGCATGTTCAAGCCCTTAATGGAGTCAGACGTAAAGGTTGACATGAGAGCCGCCTGTTTCTGTGCATCTCCCATTCCATCTGTAGCATTTTCTACATCTTTTAGGACGTCCGTCATGTCGCGGAAGTTTCCGTTGGAATCCATGACTTCTACAGAAGTATCACCAATGGCAATCTTTCCGTCCTTCATCTTACTGGTCAGATCTCTCATTATGGCAGCAAGGGAGGTACCAGCTTCACTGCTCCGGAGTCCGTTGTTTGCCAATGCTTCCAGGAAAGAGGTTGTGGTCTCAATGTCCTGACCGGCGGCATTCATATTGGCACCACAGTTCTTATATGCCTCGCCCAGCTCTGCTGCTGTAGTAGAACTGTTTGCTTGTGCATATGCCATCATATCTGCTAAATGGGTTGACTGTGAAGCTTCCAGATTAAAAGTACTGATATTGTCTGTAACAACCTGGGATGCATCTGCCAGATCCATATTGGAAGCGGCTGCCAACTGCAGAACGCCATCAATTCCAGAAAGAGTCTGGTTTACAGACCATCCGGCCAGGGACATATTTGTCATCGCGTTGGCTGCTTCCGTTGCAGAGAATTTCGTACTACTTCCAAGGCTCTTTGCCTTATTTTCCAGTGCTTCCAGCTCTGATCCGGTTGCTCCAGAGATAGCCTCCACTTCACTCATTCCAGCTTCGAAAGAACTTCCTACCTCTACTACATATTCGGCGGCTTCAACCGCCTTATCTTTTAAAGTGCCAAGTGCATCAGCAGCAACAGAAACACCTTTCATTACAACCGCACTGGCAATTTTTTCACCAAGCCCGGTAAATACTTCCCCGGCTTCTCCTGCATTTGAATTCAAATCATCAACTTCAGTGTTTGCCTGTTTTACGGATTTTCCGAATTCATCAATGCTGGTAGCACATCCATCTGCTGAGTTTTTGGCTTCCTCGAGATACTTTCCATTCTCTTCAAGTGCCTTACTGTTTTTGCGCACATCAGCCTCAGCCTGAATTACTTTCTTATTCCAGTCCGTTACACGACCCTGCGCATTCAACATGTTTGTTGTCTGCTTTGTAAGAGCATTATTCAGCTCTTCAATTGCTTTTTCCTGTTTTTTATAAGAATCTGAGCCTTCCTCGCCCTGCTCCTTCATTTTGTCCAGGGATTTCTGTGCAGTATCAAGCTTTTCCTTAAGCGTTTCTACTGCCTTTGCCTGCTCCTCATATTGCTTTCTTGCATTTCCAAGTCCCGTATTTGCTGCATTTAGTTTCTGCTTAAAAGAGTCCTGCAGCCGGATTAAGTTTTCCTGCTTAGACTGCAAGGCCTGCATGGAGTTTGCGCTTCCTTCAAATTCCTGCGCAAGGCTTTTGGTTTCTGCCTGCAGCATTTTCGTAACCTTTACAGCATTTGAAAATCCCTGTGTATATTCTTTTTCCCCGCCGAGCGCCAGCGTAATTCCAACTTCTTTTTTTGCCATTTTAACTCCTTTTAAGCATAACAAAAGGAGTGTTCACCTTACATGAACACTCCTATGGTAATGCATCAATTGCTGAATCAATTTCTTTCTTCAGCCCATTCATAATTAAATATTCATCATACATCCTGTAAAATTTCCTGGGCGTCATATCCAGCACTCCGGATTCCGTATAATACAATTTTGTCATTCCGATGTAAACTATGCGGGCAATATTCAGCTTTTCATTTGCCCGCTCTTCTGGTTTGGGTCCTCGTCCTCATCTACCTCTGGCATGGATATTCCATAGGCTTTCAGAAGCGCTTTCATAACTTCATAGTAATTGTCAAGCCCGATCATGTCTCCCACATCTGCTTCTGTCACAGTTGAGTATTCAACGCTTGCCTTCATACGTTTATTTCGCTCTGCTTCGTCATTCAGAAGTATGACCACAATATCGCGCATCAAATGTCCATTTCCTGTGTCATTTGCTACATCCTCAAGCACTTCCATTAATGGTTTATCATACTTTTCTTCAATCTGATCAATCATGTTGAGAGTGAAGAGGAAATGTCTTTCCTCTCCATTCAAAACAATTGCCACTCCTCTTGGTTTAAATATGCCCATGTTTTACTCCTTACTTACCGGTTGAAGAATCGGTAACCCCAAGAATTTTATTCACATATGTTTTTGCTTCCGCAAGTGTTTTAAACTCATTTTCGGCTTTCATATCACCATTCTGCAAAGTGTATAAATTACCTTCCATTGTTGTATGTGTAAATGTTACAGTGTCCTGTTTGGTTGCATTCTCATCATTTGGTTCTTTAAACTGTACTTTTAAATAAACCTTTGCTTTAAATACTGTTTCATGTGCCCGGACAGATTTCCCAACAAATCCAATACCTACATATGGCGGAATATCGTTCGCATTTCTGACCATTCCGTCATCTTCTGTCACTGTATGTCCCAGCAGCCATCCTTCATTCTGCATAGTTGGCTCATTCAGTTCCAGTGAAGCTGTACCACCTGTCGGAGATACGTCTGTTTCTACTACATTATCATCACCATAATCTTTTACATCGCTGGTGTTAATATTAAAGTTTGCATTTGCTGCCGGACCAATTACTCTCGCTTCCGTATACTTTGCTGTTGCTTTGCTTACAGACGCCTCTGTATCTAATTTTGCTGCTACAATGTACTCAAATCCAATTTTAGCCATGTTAATATCCTCCTACTATATGTTTATATGTCTATTAAATACTTCCTGCATTTTCTCTGTACATTCAGTCTCTGATCTTTTTGTTGCTCTATCTTCAAATGGGTGAGGTTTCTGATTACCTCCGTTTCCATTCTCCAGATATCCCCACTTTTCTCCGTTTCTTACGCCTTTACTGTCAATTCCAACCGGTCTGACACTAACGTAATGGCCAAACGCATTTTTCTCTGGAGTATCTGGTATCACCGAGCTTGCCAGTTCTCCTGTTGCATATCCGCGGTCTGCCGCGCTGGTTATCTCTTCACGAATGTTCTTTTGAAGGACCTGCGCTCCTTCTGTGAGCATTTCTTCTGATATTGAGTCAACATCTGCAGCATTCTCCAGTGTCTGCAGCAGATCATCCATGGAATCCACCCTGCACTTTGCCATTGCTTCATTGCTCCTTCCTGATGCAAAATGTAATGGTACAAGTTGTATAACCAGTATCCCCTTCATAGCCAGGAATAGAATTCTTGACTGTGAACCCTGCTGTTTCAAGCGCTGCAATAATCTTTTCCTCGGCTGCCAGGTAATTAACCGGTTTCCTTTTGCTCCCGGATGCAGAACGAGAAAACCATGTGATTTCCAGGTGTTGAATCCATTCACTGTGCGAATCATCCCCATAATCCGCCGGGGTTGTCCGTTCAATCATATATACTGCAAATGTATTCGGTTTTTCCTCCAACGGACACGCCAGCGGCCAGATATTTCCTGCTACCAAGTCCGAAAGTGCATTTTCAATTTTCTGGTTCACATTCATCTTCTCACCCCTATGTGCATATGATTTCTATTTTTGCCTTATCTGCCCTGTAGGTTCTCAAAATATCATATACAGCTCCGTCATATTCCAGCTGTGTAGCATATTCCTTTCTGTTTCCCGATAGGTGCGCAGTCTGTTCCCAGTCTTCCAGTCTCATTTCAAGCACAAGCTTAATCTGAATTCCGGCTTGTAAAGCAGCATAATACTCAGATCTTGTAGCAGATTTTTCAGTTACATAAACTGGATATTCTTCTGTGATGCTTTCCTCCGCAAATCCATCTTTATCCTTCGCATTTTTCACTACCAGAAGCTTTGCTTCTTCATCCATCCTGGTTCACCTCTTTTTTACCGTAATCTCCAGAAAGAGCCATAGAATCTCTCAAGGCGGCATATGCCGCCCTGAATGTTGTTTGATCTTTGTCATATCCATAATGCCCCTTGCAATAAAGTTTTAAAGCCTGCTTACACAGGGGTTCTTCTGGATCAGTTACATATACTCCAACCAAGCTAAGATCTACTACACACGCCTCGGCAAGATCCGTGACGTCCAACTTTGTCACCTGAGATTTTCCCCGAACTGTTCTCATAAGGTCTTGTATCAGATTTTCAGAAAACGTCATTCATAAGCACCTCCAGCAGTTCTTCTTTTTTCATTTTAGAATATCCTGGGATTTCTTTTTCCTTGGCTGCTGCTTTTAGCTGTGCTATTGTGTAAGCACTGTAGTCAACAGTATTTGCCGCCGCTGCTGCCCGGCTTGTTATTCCCCCGCCTGAGTTTTCTGATCTGTATCACTTGTGGCTTCTGTCACGGTATATTTCAACAGAGCATGTGCCTTTGTGGAAGTAACACCACCATCCGCGATAGCATATCCACAATAATCAGTGTTTCTGGCTTTTACATGATCCTCAGTCATTACTGTGAGATCTTTGTTTACGTTTGCCTGATAGCCTACATATGGACTGGACATCAGGACTTCACCGTCCTCCATGGAATCATCCTGTTTTACCATCATTCCAAGCACTCTAAATACACCGGATTCAGATGGATCCGGAATGAAAATCGGTTTTCCATTTTTATCTGTTACATTTGCCAGTTCACTCCAAATAGTGGTGGAATTTGCATAAATTTTAAGCTCATTCGCCCCAACTTTTACCTTTGCTCTCGCATTGGTCAAATCCTGGTATGCAAGCTTTCCCTTCTCATAAGTTGTAATCTGTGGAGTCTTATCTTCCTTTTCCAGAGCTGTAACTACCCCCAAAGGTTCTGGCTTGAACTGATCGCTTGCACTTGGCTTTCCTTTACCATGGGTTACTCCATATCCAAGCCCTGCACCAATTTTTCTTGCCAGTTTCCGCTGAATATAATTAATAAAATCATCAATTGCCATCTCTTTCAGTTTCCAGGAAATGGTTACGCATCTGGATAATTCACAGCCATTCAGTGCGAGCTCCTTCAGTGTATCTTTTCCATCTGCAGTTACGTCTGCCTCTTCGTACCATTCGGCAGCAGTGGATTCATCTCCAATCGGAACATTGTAGTTTCCTTTGACATAGGTTTTCTGAATATCGTTCCAGTACGGATACAGCTCTTCTACCATATCCCAGATACCGTCAGCTACTGTTTTTGGAATAACCACTCCAGTATTTTCAGTTGTATGGGTATATGCATTTGCTTTTTCCATGATCTCTGTTTCTTTTGCAGTAAGAGTTTTCCCCATCATGGTTTTAGCCCATGCCATTTTATAAGCATCAGTACTATGCTGATCATTCTCTAAGCTGCCAGCAGTTTCCTGAACAAAACTCATTTTCGCAGTGGCCTCTCCACCACTTGCAGCAGCCGCTGCTACGGAATCATTCAGATCCTGGACGTTGAATGCACGCTGGTTACCTTCCAGGGCTTTTGCAGTTGCCATTGCTTCTGCAGTCTTGTCCCACTCTTCATCCAGAGCTTTTACCTCTTCCATTTTTGCATTTGCTTCATCCAGTTTTCCTTCATTGATAAGACCGTTAGCCTCTGTGATAAGGTTTTTACGACTTTCTGTGTACTCGTTATAAGTCATCTCTCATTCCTCCTGTTAATCCATTAATTTTCTTTCAGCCAAAGATAATAATTCAGCTCTTGCCCTGGCTATTTTTACAGCTTTTTCTTTCTCTGTGCCATCCCCTGTATCAGCTTCCATCATAGCTTTTACTTTCGCCATCTGCTCAGATGATGGCAAGTGGAAATTTACGGCAGCAACGAAAGGTTGCTTTTCTTCCGGCTCCTGAAACATCACCTTGTCAATTAACCCTCGTTCTTTCGCCTGTTCAGCAGTAAGCCAGGTTTCATTTTCCATCATTTCCAATGCGTCCGACTCGGACATTCCAGTCTTTGCAGTGTATGCTGTGCACAATGCCTGATCGGCAGTTCTAAGAACTTCTGCCATGTGCTCCATATCACTGTGATTTCCCCTGGCTCCTGAAGATACACAATGCACCATCATGAGTGCCGTTGGAGACATTTCACAGTAAGCGGCACATGCCACTATAGAAGCAGCACTGCAAGCCTCCCCCATAATGTATATACGCATATCATGTTTTTCCGCAGCGCTCCTGAGTAAGGTATAAATCTCAGATCCAACATCGATTATTCCGCCTGGGGAATTGATATATACCTCAATCTCATCTCCTGGGACTGCTGCCGATAAAACCTTCATTACGTCTCTCGGACATGTACTGTCTTCGCCAAACCAGTCATAATACCATTTATAGTCATTTGGTATCATTGCTCCTCTGACATCAATTCTATGTTTCAACTTTCTTTTCACCTCCATGCATCTCTATATAAGCAGCTTTTAACAACTGCCCCATTAATCCTGCCATTTCGCGGTAATTTTCACCGTTCATTTTGTTAAGCATACTTTCCAGCATGTCCACCACCTGGGTATCCAGTCTCCTGATTGGCTTATCTCCGCCCTCAATAGGTGCCAGATTCAAGATTGCACGCCATTCATTGGGTGTCATTGCTCCTCGATCCACCATGGACTGAAATGCAAGTTTGGTACTCATGCTTGCACACTGGAGGTTGCTGGACTCATATGTTATGTAATTTCCACAGCCTCTCTCTCTTGGTGAAAAGAGCTTTGTTGTAAGCTCTTTCCCAAGCTGTATTGCAACCGGTTCAATTTCCGCCTCATAATATGCTGTCCACTGATCTTCATTCCAATCTGACTGCACAATATGTTTGTTGGTGTTAAAGAAAGAATAAATCCGGTCTGTGATCCGGTCCGTCTGTGACGCATTCGGAACATAGTCCTTTGCTTCAATCTGTTTTGCGTCGACCTTAGCATCCACACCAGCTGCTCCGAAAGTATCCGTTTCAATAGCAAGATAATTCTTTACAAACTGTTCTACATTGGTTTTTACATCTTCCGGACGCATGGAACTGGTAAATTTCAGCAGCCAGCGGATAATTCCGGAATTTTTAATTGCCTTCACAATTCCCTGGTCTATGTATCCAACACACTCCATTAGCTGAGCCAGCGCCGGTGCCGGATTTTCTCCGAAGATATCATTCCCCTCATAATCCTGGCGCAAGTGGATAATATCCGAATACCGAAAGGTACCCGTTTTTCCATTCTTGTAAGTGAATTTCAGAAAAAGTTCTTCTGCAGTCCCATATATCGCTTCCACCATTGTTGCCGGAATCGGATACATCTGCTCTGCATATCCATTCTCATCTCGAACGATCAGTGCAAAAGCATTGTTGCTAAGGCATAGCTGATTCGCAAGCTTTTCCTGGAACATCTGCCCTGTCATATAAGGATTCGGGTTACTTAAAAGCATCTTTATACTGGTTTTTGGGTTTACCTTTAACCCTTTTTCGTTTTCCTGTATATGTTTTGCCACAAGTTTTCCGATAGCTTTCACCTTTGGACGAATGCATGCCCGAATGATATCACTGTCATATAATTTTCCATTCCAGGAATAATAATGTTCGCCCCAGGTTGTCACCATCTTGTACTGTTCACTTGTATTAGGCTTATCTGCGGTAGGTTCCCTCCCTCGATTTTTGTTTCTGTTCCAAAATGCCATATATACCTCCTGCTTAAATCAAGCTTATATACTCATCAAATTTATCTCTAAGGACTACGTAGCCATCAACCAACGCCATAGTTCCATCAATTCTTTTTCTTGGATCATCTGTTTTTACAGGCTGAATATTTCCATTTATGTCAGTCCTTACCGCCGTATTTGCCAGGCACATTTTGTCAATTGGATTGTTATCGTAAACGACCTTCTTGGCACTCAGATCCGCCTTTAACTCTTTCATGGGCTGAGAAAGAGTTGCAACGCCCTGCCGGATTGGTATCATTGCAGATTTTCCAAAAGCAGCTTCGAACTCTCGCAAAAGTGAATCATCAATATGCCATGGATCATAACCTATCGCCATCATGTAAATATCCTCTTTTTCCTGTATTTCCAGATACCAGTCTAAGATTACCTTCTTATTCACCTTATAGGTATCAACCGTTCTCAGCAGTCCCTGTTCTTTCCACAAGGTGTATGGTGCATTGTCACGCCCTTGTCTTCTTCCGGAGTTTTCATATTCATCCAATACACGCTGTGGAAGCCAGTACATCTGCTTAACATAAATCTTTTCATCACCCTTGCGCATGCAAAGTACCTTCGCTGCATTCAGATCCACACAATCAGCTGCATCAAACCCGCCAATTCCATACCGGAATTTTTTATCCCCAATTCGTTCTTCATTATTGAGATCTTCCCAACGGAGCCATGCAGTTTCCGCAGTCTGTTTAAGATTAAAGTCTTTTACAAGAACTGTTGGTTTGAATGTAGGATCATCTTTTGCTTTCTGCACCATTTGCCGGAGATAATCGTAAGATTTGATCGGACCAAGGCCAGGATTTGCCTTTTCCCAGCATTCTTCTTTATCCCATTCTTCTCTGTCATCAAGTTCATAAATAAACGGAATAAATCTATTATTCTGTATTTTTCCCTCCAGGATTCCTGCTGCATAGTCATACTGTGCGTCAAATATTCCGTTTCTGATAAATCCGTTTGTTGTAATACAAAAAAGCAACGGTTGCCGTCTGGCTCCCATTGCCTGTTTTACCAAATCATAGATATCTCTGTTTTTTATAGCAGCAAGTTCATCAATAACCCCACCATGAACATCAAGTCCATCAAGGCTGTTGGTGTTACTTGCCAATGCTTTTATAAATCCAAAATTCTGTTTAAAATAAAGGTCGCTTGCTCTCTTTTTGATATGCTTGCTTAACAAGGGACTTTGCTGAACCATTTTGTAGCATGCAGTAAATCCAAGAGCTGCCTGATCGCGCATGGTTGCCACATTGTAAATCTGCGGAGCACCTTCCCGATCATTTACTAAAAGATCAATTTCCACAGATGCAGTTTCCGTTGTTTTACCGTTTTTTCGACCTTCAACAATCAAACATTCATTGTACTGGCGAAGGTTATTGTCATCTACAAATCCATATATTGCCTGAAACCTGGCTTTCTGAAATAACTCCAACTTTAAAGGAGCTCCAATCCTGCCAGATGGAATCTTACAAAATCTTTCGATAAAATCCGTGTGACGTTTTGCAATATCATAGTCAAAATGAAATTCCCCTGGAGAGTAATACTGTTCAAGGAGCATGTCTGCAACTCTTTTCATTTTTTCACAGGCTACAATCTTACCATCCAAAAGGCCGGTGAAATACTGCTCAAATTCCGTCATTTACCCACCGCCCGTCAGAAAGTCTATGAGCTCATCACTCTTGGTCTGTCCTCCTGCTTTTTGAAGCATATCGTCTAGCTGTTTCACGTAAGAAAGATAATTTTTTGCCAGGTTATTATAGATTTCAACCTCACTGCACTTTTTAATCCCCTTCTGATTCGCCCCATTCTGGTACTCTTCCGTGTATCCTTTCAGGTTGATAATGTGCTCTAATTCCATCATGGAAACAGCCATAAACGCTGCAGAATTCATAAGCGATTCCGCATTTTTCTTACGCTTCAAATCCAGATCTTTGTAAATTGATTTTATTTTTTTCAGTTCTTTTTTAATCATTGCTTCTTTATTCAAGAGTTCCCCTGTTTCGGCAAAAATCGGGTTATTTTTCTGCAACGTTCTCACCTCCTACTACACCGGTCACGCGATTTCTTCGTGCGTAAAAATTAATCTCCCCTCCCGGTTCGTGTTCCCCTATGCCCTAATCGTTTTTAGGGGGGGCCTGGCACCAGATTCCCCTGCGAGTCAAAGGTATATTCAATCAAGCCAGGAACAGTTGCTGCCCCATGCTCTGCATTATGGCAAGCATGGCAGTCATATTTCAGATTTCCAAAGCCCAGACTAATGTCTGGATCATTTATATTCTCTGGAGTAAGATGTATCTTGTGGTGCACAATATATCCAGGTACTTCATGGCAAGACTCACACATTCCACCATCAATAGATTTGCGATAAGCTATGTACGCAGATCTGCACTTCTGCCATTGTTTTGACTGATAAAATGCTTTTGCAAATTCTCTTGCCATGCTTGTCCTTCCTTTCTGCTGCATAAAAAGAACATCCAGTATTCAACCGGATGTTCTTAGAAAAATATGTATGAGTCGATATCGTACCATTATATCGGCGGCACAACCGAATCTGAACCGGCGGAATCGAACCACCGACACACTGGTTATAAGCCAGCTGCTCTACCACTGAGCTATGTTCCGGGTTTGCAATCCATACGTGCCGCTATACCAATCGCATGGAGGTTTCCAGGTTCTTCCCTGATTCTTTTTATTTACGTCTGCAACATTATTTAAGAAATCTCATTCCTACCCTCGAAGTACACAGACAGTGTTGCGGCACTTGCATCTTCATCACTCATTAAGGAGAGTTTTGATTTTTCAATACAACTGCCAGGCATTTTACCTGGCAATCATACTTACTTAATCTGTGGGGTTTACTTGAACCGAACAGTGTTCTTTATCCACTTGGTTCAGTTTACATTATTACATATTAAATCGTGACATGTGTGACATTCGTGACATTTTTTATTTTTTTCTTAAAAATCTTTCGAATTCTTTTTTCACAGAATTCTCTGTAGCTTTAGGTCCCAGCTTTCGTGCCACCTGCTGCCAGGTCAATCCATCAAACAGCTTCCACTTGATGATTCTTTGCATTCTCATTGGGATCCTATTCATCCACTGCTCCACGTCTCGTTTTATCCTGTTTGCGTTTTCTTTTCTTTCTTCCAGGAGTTTTTCCTCTTCATCCATGAGATTTCTATCTTTCATGGTTTCTCGCGTTCCCTGGATCCGAAAGTTCTGCGGCTGGTAAGGAAATTCAGGATTACTGCCCCGGACAGAATCCTGAGTTACTTCTTTCCTTTTCCTCAACCTTTGAATCTCCACTTCCGTCTCCTTGATCAGTGCACAAGCATCTATGTACTGTTCCAGAATTCTCTTGTCCATTGGTCTCACCTCCCACGATTCTGTCAATTCGTTCAAATTCAATTACCCATACCCATGGATTTGCTTCCCAGCCGTAACGGTTAAGATCATTTTTCTTGACAGTGCCATTCCATAGGCTTTTCCATTCAGCCATTGCCATTTCCGTATCTCCAGCATGAACTGCCATGGAAGAAAGTCCCTCGTTACGAATTTCGGTTATTGTTATATCCTGCAGTGGTTCTAATTTTACGTTTTTGACCACAAGAAAAATGCGTGCTGCTTTTCTTGGCATATGAATTGATGGATGCCATCTTTCAAATGGCTCTTCATATTCTTGAAATGATGCTTTATATCCATAACATCCATATTCTCTTCGATCTGGATGATAGATCCGGTCCGTTTCCTTATCACAGCATCCCTCTTCTGTATCCATACCACAATCCCAGCATGGACACCAACACCAGGTTTCTCTCACCCATAATATATCTCCAGGTTGATATGGTGGACTCAAATTCGTATAGCCATCCACAAATCCCTGAACATCTGGCATATAGCCGCCCCAAATACATTGGAACATCAAATTTCCATTTTGTGTTTCTTCCTCAATTCTGTATGTTTCTTTTGGAACTTTCTTTGCGATTCTCCTGGTACATGTCTTCCTACCGTCCAATATAGCCCGGATCATTTCTGTGTTAAAAAGGATTGGTAGTATTCTGCTCATTTTGTCAATTCTCCTTATACGGTTCAGGAAATGGTTTCCAGGCAATCACAGTTCCTCCAAGCACTTTCGCTATCATTTTCCACTTTCCATCAATTGTGTATGTTGCTTCTGTAACTCTTGTTCCATCTGGATATTCAACTGTTACAAGAACCTCATCGGATCTCTTTTCAAACATTGCATTGCTCCAATGTTCTGTGCCTTTCCATTTTGCAAATATAGAATTATGTTCTTCTGGCATTTTCTCAGTAACCGGGATCCACCGTTCCACTTCATCTGTATTTCTGGGATAGTCCTGCGGAAGATCATTAATAGCTTTTTCAATGCAATCATAGCAAAAATTTACAATGTCTCTCGTTGGTTTATCCTCGTAACATCTTAGGCTAGTTTCTCTGTCTTCCTGGATTTCTCTCATAACATGGTTCTTCGATAAACGTTCCATTACTTCTCTGCCTCCTGTAATAATTCTGGATTGTCGAAAATGTTTCCCACTATTTCAACTTGAAATATCGCATCCTCGTCAATCGCGTACAACTCATTACAAACTTTTCCGCCTATATACCATGTTCCACGAGTAAAAACTATTTTTCCAGTGCTTAATTCCTTTTTTTCATAGTACCGATTTTCATAAATTACAAGTACAATATCATTTTCCCAGATTTTCTTCCCATTCTTGTCGCAAAGTCCTGTGAACTGGCAGAGTGTTTCTGGTTCGATTTCAATCTGTACAATTTGATTTGGGAGTCCCCAGTCGGTCATCCTCTCTTGCAAAATATAGTGATGTTCTGGTACTGGTTTCCGTTCATAGTCCTCTTTAAAACAATATGTTGTTTCAGACATTTTGTAATAATATCCCTCAACCCATTCGCCGTTATCAATACATTTGCCACGGAAAAGAATTTCTCTCACTCGGATACCCCCTCTTCAATTTTTACTGATACTTTAATATCAGATTTGACGTAATCCCTTACTCCTTCTTTTACTGCTTCTCTCAAATCCCATTTGCTTATATTTCTTGTAACTATCCTCTCAATATTATTTTGTGCAAAAGCAGTTTTTACTTGCTTTTTAACCTCTTCTTCTAAAAGTTTCTGAGCCATTTCACGAATGGTATTCTTATTCAACCCAGCTTCATTCATCATTTGTCTAATTTCCTGTCTTAATGCAATTTCTTCCACTCTCATTCAGTCCCACCACCCTTCACAATTTCGATCACCTTACCAGCAAGGCAGATTGTGCAATCAGCTTCTATACATTCCTCCCGAAAACAATCTGGGCTGATATTTGATTCCATCATTCTCTTGATCTCTTCCAGCTGCTCCACAACCTTATCAATGTTATAGGCTGTTGGTTGTTCGACAATTCTGTTTCGTGCAAAGTTATATAGTGCTTTATCCATTTTATCTGATGTATTCCATTCTTCTAATCTTTTAAGCACTAAATCAGCGTCAATCAGTCTCATGTTTCTTATCCTCCTTATATGAGTGTTCTGGAAGTGGTTTCCACGCCACAATACTGTCTTCCGCATAATAATACCCAGTTGAACTGTACCATCCACATCCCAAAGGCTGTCCCAATACCGTCACTGGCATCTGGCAGATTCCGTATTCTGCAATATAAACCTCTTTACTCTGCTTGAAAGTAACCAAATACCGCCCATACTCTGAAGGTTTTTCTTTTGCTGGAATCCAACCGTTTTTCTTTTCATCCTCTTCCAGATCTGCTAAAAGCGTATTTACAATATCAAGTGCACTCCCTGGAAGTCCTTGCTTATACTGAGTCTGCTTTTCCAGATCCAGCTTGTACTGCTTAAGTCTTTCTTTTACCCTGCTCACATCTCTCCCTCCTCAACGTCCGCTCCGTAACATGCAAAACAGCAATTCTGTCATGGACTTTGTTCTTATTCCCTGCCTGCAAGGCAATACAACTTCCAGCTTCCAGTCTCTATCCTCGCTTAATGATGTAGGATCTTTAAATTCTTCCGTTGCTTCTCCCCAGAACGGAATAGGAACCATAACGCCGTAATAAATTGATGAATCTGGGTGTTTTTCGCGCATGTAATTAGCAAATTTACCACTTCTAAAATCTGGCTGAATTTCTTTGTAACACTCCATCGTAGTTACTATATAGTTCTTTTCTCCAAAGAAATTCAAACCATTACCGCTATAAACATCTTCCTTACAACTTTTGATCTCATAGCAAGTGAATATACCTTTTTCTATTCCGGATACAGAGTATTGATTTGCTGGGCAAAACTCCATATAATCCACTCGTTTTGCCTTTGATGTCCATGGATCAATGCTAACCTCGCTGGCCCAGTGCGACCCAGCTCCGCCAATACGAGTAGATACAAGTAGTTGTCCAAGGAACTTGGTTGTTTCTGCTCTTGTCATTTCCTTTCTTTTCTCACTTTCTTATATTTGCAATAATGCCAAACACAAATGACTTTATATGCGTTTTTCTTATACTCTTCATTCATGCACTGACCGTCTTTTGTGTCGTATATACACTCTTTACAATATCCAGGATGGTCTGGGTGCAAGATTATCTTGGCACTCATTTCTTTTTCCTCAATAACTGCTGCCGGATCAGATCATACTCCAGAAGCAGGTTCCGGTCTTTGTTTCTGCTGAGGGTTCGGTCTGCGGCTCTTAGATAATATCTGTCGTTTATCCTTCTTCCTTCAGCTGCGGCGCCGTACAAACTCCCGACTGTTCGGTTCAGCCTTTTTGATGCTTCTTTTATGGTTACTGCCTCTTCTGATTCTTTTGTTATGTCTTCTGTGATCTCATATAATGTCATAGCCAATTCCTCCCGAAGATCTTCCGGAACTGTTCCCTGCTGCCAATCTGGTTCTCAAAGGCTTCCTGTCCCTGTCTGTGAAGCTCATCCATTACTGCTTTGTCTCTATGTACAGCATGTTTACCACTCGAATGACACTCCAGACACAAATAAACCTTTAATCCATATTTTTCTGATAGTGTCCGATTCGGGCCACCAAATATATGATGTTCTTCAGTATGTCCATATCTGCCGCACAAGTAGCACCTGTCTTTTCTACTTCCAAGAATACTTGCTGGATGGGACATTCTTTTTTTCTTTTTTTCACCTTTCGGAAATTTTAGTCCGCTCATAGTTCTTCCTTCTTACCTTTTCTTTGTTTTCTAACTGAACGGAAGTTCTTCTTCAATTCCGTCTGGAATGTTCATGAAGCCGTCTTGTCCTACATCTGGAGATGGCTGTGGAGCATTCTGCTGGCTGCTGCCGGATCCAGAGCCTTTGCTTTCTGCAAATTCCTGTTCTTCCACAACAACCTCTGTCGTATAAACTTTCTGTCCATCACGGTTGGTATAACTTCCGGTCTGAATACGACCTGCGATTGTAATCTTCAATCCTTTTCGAAAGTATTTCTCCACGAACTCGGCAGATCTGCCAAATACTACACAAGGAATGAAGTCTGCCGTTGCATCTCCATCTTTTCTGATCTTTCTATCTACTGCCAGTGTATATCTGGCAATTGCCAATGAATTTTCCCCTGAGGTGTATCTCACCTCTGGATCTCTTGTTAAACGTCCCATTAAAATTACTTTGTTCATCTCTTAGCTCCTTAATCATTTAATCAGCACATAAATCTGGCCAGTCATCCGGATACGCGTCACTGTTATCAAAATACTCCTGGCATATTTTCCGGATAATACAGTCACAACAGTATCTGCAATCACAGTACCGCTTAATCGTGTTTATCGCTTCGGCAGCTTCCTGGTTCGTCACTTCTTTCTGATCCACATTAACGATTTCAATCATCATTCTCACCTCTATTTCGAATCATACAGGAGCCAGGCGACCACACCGAAGGCTCCGATCAGCACGCCAACACCCATTGCAACGATTACATCTATCATCTATTTCGTCTCTTTCAAAAGGTCTGGATTGTCAAAACTATTTCCAGTAACTTCAAAAATTTCCATGTCAGTGTAATCCATATATTCCTGGTCTATGCAGCCAGGTTCATGCAATGTCCAGCCGAAGCCGTTCCACTCCACCTTTTCAAAAGTAACATTCTCTGGGCATTCATCATCCAGATGAGCTTTTAAGATATCATTCTCAAAAATTTTATTGCCATTCCTATCTGTGCGCCCTGTATATTCGCAGAGTGTTGCCGGATCAATTTCAAACCGTACCACTTCATTTGGCAGGCCCCAGTCAGTCATTTTTTCCTTCAAGATATAATGGTGCACTGGTATTGGATTTCGTTCATAATCCTCTTTGAAGCAGTATGTAGTTTCGGCCGTTTTGTAATAAAATCCCTCTACCCATTTTCCATTGCCTATATATTTACCCTTAAAAAGAATTTCTCTCATCTAGCATTCCTCCTTGTATGGTTCTGGAAGCGGTCTCCATGCCACAATTACTTTGGTTGAATATTCGTATATTCCATGGAAAATCCCATTTGCCACATGTCTCAATTCCGTTACTGTGCCACTGGAAAAGTTGGCTATTACATTTGTTTCGTTTTCTGGCAACCTTTCACTGCATGGGATCCATTCATTTTCTTTCTCATCCTCTTCCAGATCGTTCAAAAGAACATTCACGATATCTAACGCGGATCCTGGTAATCCAGCCTTATATTGAGTCTGCCTTTCTAGCTCTGCTTTGTACTCTTCAAGGCGCTTTCTTATTCGGCTCATACAACCACCTCACTTAGTTCTGAGAAATCGGGCCAGCATGCTGTCTCTCCAGTCTGTTGTCTTTTCAGATTTCCATTTACTACATCCATAATCATCTGTAATCCAGATTCCTTTCTTGTCACAGAGAAGATCGTCATTGTAATCGCATGTTTTACATGTTCTATCTTCCATCTGTTTTCCTCCTTGGACACCACTTAGGGCTTGTCTTGACTGTTATCTCTGTTGAATGTCTCTCTGTTTTGCAAATCAATGTATCAGCCGGACAACTAACATGTTCCCTTACCTCCGGATGTTTACAGTACCAGTGATTAGGTCTCCCATTCATATCTTGAAACTCAGTATTTTCACATTCTCTACATTTCGGTGCCATCTTTGATTTACCGCCTTTCTGCCTCATTCATCGAAGATATCATAATCCTCAACCGTTTCTTTCATACTTGCTATAGGTCTGCCTTTTACATATTTGTCGCAGTTAATGGCACTGCAACCTCTGGAATGTCCGGTTTTGCAGATATAGTCACAATTTCCAAGATTGGGATTTAATTGTCTGTATATGCAGCTTGAACATTTTCTCCCAGTAGATTTCTTGTTACCCCTCAGCACTTCCGGCTTAATACCTCGCTTTCTGAACCAATACCTAACTGTTGACGGCCAGGTTTCATATTTTTCTGCAATTTCTTTCTGTGAACTTCCGGTTTTCACCATCTGTATGATTTCTTTACGGTGCACGTCCAATTCTTGTACTTTGGTCTCGTATTTTTTCACAGGACCACCTCTGCATCCGATGGCATATTAAAGATTCTTATTTTTTCTGGATGCTGAGCGGCAACCTGGATAGCACAGAGAACACGAACAGTTTTTTGTTCTGTACTATATTCTCCCAGGACAGCTCCCACCTTCTTGTCTTTGGTATGTGCCAATATTTGATAGGAACCGGTTGGCATACGGACTGTGGTAGTTGCTTTTCCAATCATATCTATCAGCTGATTACTCTGTGATCTGATTTTCATTTCTACATTTTTCTCCTTTCAGATAAAATCCTGGTAGCATTAACCAAATTCGCCGTATTACGTTCATACTGGCGCATTTCTTTCCGCAGCTCATCAGCCACTGTAAATATTACCTTCATAAAATTTGTTTTTATCCCTATAGCTTTGATTTCTCTGTACTCTGAAGGACTTACCATTGTTTTAATCAGTCTTTCTTTCATCCATTTAGGTGGATTTTGACCATACATTTTTCTATATTTCTTTTTCAACATTCTGAAATTCATATTTCACCGCCTCCCTGCTGCCCGGAGCTGTCTCCTGGGCTTGTCATAGTCCAGGAGCAGCTGCCTTTTCATGCTTGTCCTCCACATATTTATCACAATTCTCAACACTACAGCCCCTTCTGTGACCAGTTTTCCCTATGTAGTCACAGCCGCCTTTTCCCGGGCTTGTTTCTCTGTATTGGCAGGTTGCACACTTCTTTTGGTTTCCTTGCTTGTCAATTCCATGTCTCGCCATCCAGTGAGCAATCGTTGACTGAACAACGCCTAATTCCTTTGCAATTGCATATTGCGATTTTCCATCTTTAAGCATCTGAATGATTTCTTCCTGGTAATTATCCAGCTTGCTTTTATTCTTTGGCAGATCTACCAATTTCTTTTTTACAACCTTAGTGGAGGATTTTTCTGTCTTTACCATCTGTTCTACTTCTTGTTTGAACTCCAAATTCTCTATTGCAGGCACATCCACCAGGTAACGGTTTCTCTCCAACATTTTTTCCAGAGCCTCTACTGTGAATTCAGTGCCATCGTTTTTTAGACTTTCATCATACATCACCAGTACTTTCTTCCCTTGGAGAAACTTTTTCAGAGCATCCTCTAACTTCATTTCCTGCAGCACATCTCACACCGCCTCTCTGTCAAATCCAAGTTCTTTGTAAATGTTGTAATTATCCAGATCTTCAAATTCGATTTCAATATCCATTTCTTTTTTTATCTGCGCATAGGCTGCTGCAGCTCCCACGCGATCCACATAAACCCTGGCCGCTTTGTAATTTTCCATGAGCTTTTTATTTTCTTCTGTATATCCCCAAGCCATCTTACTCGCATATAAGATAATCAATATATTGATGATGGCGATATAGTCCTCTGCCCTGGTAAGCTTCTCCTGGGCTTCCTTCATCAAAGCGGTAGTAACATTTTCTCTGATTTCTTTTTCCTTCAGTTCCAAATATGTCTTTAAGACAACAGCTTCCTGGCCATTTATGTCAGCAGCCCCCTCTACCGGCAGTGCAACATTCAGTGGTAGTGGCATCTTGCTTTTTGACAGTTCCTTTGCCTGTCGTCTTCTCTCTGCTCTGTTCATCTTTTTCCTTTCTGAATCGCTTTCAGAAACTCAACAAGCTCCGTCTCACTGTTTGGATATTTATTGTATTTAGCATGGTATGTCCATTTTGGAATCTGATTTTTTCTGTCTGGCTCTGGGCCACCTACTAAATGCATGTAGTACGATTCGCCCGGATTATACCAATGTGACTGCTGCGGTTCTGGATCATACTCTTCTACGATCAGTCGTGTGCCATTTTCGAAGTCATACTTGTAATACCTCGCGCCTATATGTTTGTCTTCGTACCAGAGTCCCCACAATTTATAACTTCTCAGCCATGCCTTACGTTCTGTGTCATTTCCCATAATGTCAAGAGGCTCTTGTTCATGTTCTTCTTCCCGGCAATCGTACACCAAGCTCTGATTTTCTTCAGTATCCTGCTGCCTTTCGTCCGTGATTTCAGCTGCCTGTTGGCAGCATTCTGGCTTGTCCGAGTCGGACATTTCCATTGTTTCTTCTGTAAGATCAAATTCTGAAGAATCTGGATCATACAAATTAACAAGCTCTAACACCAGACGGATATAGCTCATCTTGCTTTCCTTCTTTTGGGTATTGGATTGGATCGTTATTCCCCTTGAATACCCTTCGAATGTATAGCTGAATCCATCACACGCCTGGCTATGATATCCATAAGGAGCATATTTTTTCTGTAGCTCTTGAGCTCGCTCCCCGTTTTTTTTATATTTTCGACAAATCTGCATGATTCCCTTAAGCAGTTCCGGATACCTGGTGCAAAGCTCTTTCACAGCTTCTTCTGGTTTCCATTCACTCCAGGAATTATTTATCTCTTCAAGAGTCTCCATTGCTTCATTTGGCTGTGTTTCAGGCGGATCTGGTTCTTCTTTCTTAACTCGCTCCTGGTACTCAAATTCCATGCGTTTCTTCGACACATAGCAGACCTTTCCACCTTTTTCATCATAGAATACAAAATCTTTTTCTTTGCCTCTCTGCACTGCGGCAAATTCAGCTCCCATTGCCCGGAAGCGTCTGGCGGCGCCCACATACATCTTGGCATATACATCTTCCAGGAAGATTTTTATTATCCTTGCAATATCCGGAGTAAATACCTCATCTTCCCTGTAATACGGGCACTCTTTCTGTGGATCTACCAGCGGAGCCATCTTTACTGATTTCTGTTTTTTTCCGTATTTTTCTATCAAGGTTTCTGCCAACTGCTGCCAGGTGATCAACTTTTCCTCATCACTGTCCGGATTAAAAAGAATCCCATCCTTTTTCCCCTGATAATTCAGATGTCCATTTCTGATCCGAACACCATCATACAGGGTGCTAAGCATGTAAATTGACATATTCTTATCTCGCTTCTGGATCCGTTCTGTCGTGGACCGCTTCAAACTCTCAAAAAATCTGTCAATCTGAACGTCCACATCAATTACCGTGTCATCTTCCGGCGGACGATATTTCCCGGTTGCTTCTGCCAGCGTAAGCTGTCCTGGAATCTGGCGGTTTAGCTCCTGTTTTTCTTTCAACGTCTTTACTTCCGGAAGTGTAATTGCTCCATTCTTCTGATACAGTTCCAGAGCCTCTTTCTGGTGATTCTCATCCAGATCGGTCAGCTCCCTGGCCACGGATATATTTATCTTCGCATTCTTAAACTCCTGCATAAGCTCAGGACTCAACTTTTTCTGAATTGCATGATATCTTTCCAGCTGAGTCCCAGATGTTCCAAGTGTTGCCTGGACCATCTTCCTTGTGGTCCCCTGCAGATCGACCAAATCCCGAAGCTCTTTAATCACTTCCTCCGTGATAAGGGCTTCCTTCATTTTCTCCCAATCGGTTTTCTCCCTGAACCGGTTTGCCTGGATGATTCCCAGCTTATTAAGCAACTGTTCCACTTTTTCATCTTTATCTTCTGGAATCTTCTCCGTGTTCAGCGTCACTTTGGTATATTTACAATTAATCTTCCGGAACTCTTCATGCCCCTCTTCTACAAGCATTCTGCAGCACATTGTACGGCAGTGTCCGGATATGATCCTGTCTTTACCATCCACATCCTCAATCAAAACATCCTGCATTACACCGAACAAAAGAATTGAGTTTTTCAGTCCCTGCAGCCTTTCTGGATCTGTAGAATAGAAATTCTCCTTGGAGGGTTCCAGTTCAAACACATCCCTGTACACGGTATCACTGATATTCTCAGTCTCCACGGGCTTTCGGTTGTTCACCATATCTGCCAGATTAAATGCCATCAGGCTTCCCTCCCTTCCGTCCATTTATCCATCATGATTCCTGCTGCCACCAGATACTCTTTTACCAGGCGTTTGTAATCTTTTGCAGCCAAAGAGCGCGGAGAATACAACGGTATAGGTTTTCTTGCATAAGTGCACTCAGATACTTTTCTGGAATATCTGATTCTTGTGCTGAGCATAGGATATCCTGCTGCCTGTATCAGATCTGCTCCCTGTTCCTGTGCCAGATTGTTTTTGTCATACTTTGTGATAAAGATCCAGTAATTCTTCAGATCTTTGTTCAATTCCTCTTTTGTGTATCCGATCTGATTCACCAGCTCCGTCAGACCTTCTGTAGTATTGTCATCAATTTCCACTGGAATCAGAACATCATCACAAGCCGTCAGCGCATTAATCGTGGATATATTGATATCCGGTGCGTTGTCAATTATGCAAAAGTCGTACTGCTCAGCCACACAGGCCAGTGCATTTTTTATCCTGAACTGCTGCGGCCGCGTCTGATCAAACATCACTTCCTGGTTTGCCATCAGCAAACGCATATTCGCTGGCAATACATCCAGATTGTAATATGCCGTGTGTCTAACCAACTTTCCCATCCAGTCTTCCGGATGTCTGGCAGTCATGATCCGGTCAATACCTTCTCCATCCTGTGTGCGGCAATTCAATCCTCTGGAAGCGTCCCCCTGTTTATCGTTGTCCACCAGGAGGACTCGTTTTCCCTGCTCCGCCAAAATATAGGCAAAGCTATTGGATGTTATTGTTTTGGCTACACCGCCTTTTAAATTAATTACTGCTATCGTCCTCATACTTTCCTCTTTTCATCTTTTTATGGTTTTACGGCTCCGTCTATTTCTTTGCTTTCGGTCGGCTTTTTCCATCCACTCCGGTTTTCCACCTTCCGGCTCATCATCAAAATAGATCTCGCCGTCATCCCCTCTGTAGTAGTGGAACTTCATCCCAGCTCTTGTTATTGTTCCTATGTATGTCATTGTCCTTGGATCCTGTTCCGGACGCAGACTCCATCCTTTCCCCCAAAGTTCAGCTATCTCCATGCTTTATCATCTCCTCCTGGAGCCACTGTGAATATGAATGTGTACCGGCAGATGAAGAAACTTCCAGCTTAAGCCTGTCAATAGGCTGGTAAACCTTTCTCCATTCATCCGCATTCTTTATCTCGTTCCCCTTTGTATCCTTAAAGCCACCTGCTGCCAGATCTGATATTCTCAGAACTCTGGATGCCACGAAGGTATCTTTCGTGTGTATACAGATCTCGCAGGAAGAATGAAATCTTGCCAGTGCCTCCGCAAGCGCCTGCAGGTTGCATTGATGATATGTGCTTACCACACATCCAAATCCTTCCCTGGTCACAATCTGTCCATGATGCATGATTTCAATCACGTATCCATATTTTCTCTGTATACATGCCTGGCACTGTTTGTCCGTCTCCAGGTAAATATTCACCTTCATGGTTCTAACCCTCTTCTCTTTAAATTCGTCTGTTTAACCGGATCATTGTGTAATGCCGGTAATTATATCCAGAAACCGGATTCTTTCCCTCATACAGATCCGCTATGTAATAACCTTTCTTCGGCTTTACTTTCTTCGGCCAGCGCTTCAATTCTTTCGGCACTGGTTCCGGGAGCGGCATATTTCTCGAATGGCTATAGCTGCTTTCACTAACTCTTGGTTTTGCCAGGGTACCATCTTTCTTCTTTTCCCTGGTTCTCTCATCCTTAGTGATGTAATCGGCCAACTTTTGAAAATCTTCTTCCGGACAGTTACTCTTTCTGATCTGGGTTACATACACCCCACCGTATGGCCAGGCTCTTTCTATGAGGCTGGCAGTGTCTCCGATATCGTTTATGACAAAATGGATGTGCCAGGCTCCCTTGGTTCCTCTTTCAATGTTTCGGATCCAGAAAAGCTCTCTTCCTCTTTTCCTGTAAATCTTTCTTAGCTTGTCCATTACTGCCAAAAACTGTTTCTTTGCCGTGTCCATATCTGGAGGGCGATTCTCGGGCTTGTATGTGTAGGTGGCCCACAGATCACCTGGGGAAAAATATTCCATTAAGCGGATCTTTGCCTTTTTCGACTTATTCCAGCGGTTTACTCTCTGGATGTCTTCCGGAGTGGTCTTCCTCTTCGGCAATCTCTTCTGCCCCTTAGCTCCATATTTACCATCATGATTCTCTTCCACATACAGGATATCCTTCTTCTGCAGATACCAGGTTTTACGCTTTGTTTTCATACCAAAAGGCTCCTAAGTTTAATATCTTAATCGAGTACCAAACAGGGGAATTTCACCCCTGGTTTTTCCTCGATTTCTTGACTTTTTTGCGGCCCAGTGATACTATGTAATTGGTTGATTACATATGGACCTGAGTCGGTGCACCCCATGCATCGGCTCTTTTTCTTTGGTTTACATAATTTCTGTCTTGGTTCGGTTTTCACGCTACCCCACAACCTTTTCTTCTCATTGCTTCCACTTCCAGCTTGATCTGCTTTGCTCTCCACTGATCAAACTTCTCTGTATCAAAGAAAATCTTGCTATTCTTCTTTGCTGGATCCAGTTTTCCTGCAAAATCATTGTCCTTGCGGCGGTACACGCTCAACAGGTATTCCTCTGACAGCCCGGTAAAGGCTGCCAGATCCGCCAGTGACATAAATGGTTTTGGATATGTCACCTTCCTCACTCCCTTCTTTTATCCCTTTACTCAAATTATCTTCTTCCCATTGAAAGCACAATCAACCCGATTGAATTCAAGAGTGTTGCTGCTGCAATTGCCATTAATGCCATGTTTTCCATATTCTCACCTCACTCTACTACTACCGATATTTCTTATATTGACTTTTTACCTAAATTCTCCTATTCTAGTTTTAATAAACACTTGCTTATCACTACACCCGGAAACGTGGAGGTTAATATGTCCGAAATAACATTAGATAATCGAAGTTTTTCGCTTCTTGAATACATCTACAACAATCCGTACATCTCTTATGCTTCGCTTAAAACTACATTTCCTTCTTATAATGACATTGAAGATCTTGTTCTATCGTTCGATGAGCAACATCTAATCTCACTTAGAGAAGCAAGTTCACTAGAAGCAGACACTGATCAATACGAAACTTATAACCTCGTAGATTCTTCTCACTTAGTGACCATAACTTCCGGAAATGCAATTATTGAACAAGCTAAGCGCCGGACTGATGAGTTTAACACAAAGCTTAAACCACTGTACGATATTGCAGATAAAACAACTTCTTTGGCAGAATCTGCATCTATCCGGGCAGATCTCGCAAAAGAACAAGCCGATAGTGCAAGAAAAACATCTATTTCTGCTAAATTCAAAGCTAATTTATCCTTTATCCTTTCAGTCATTACCGCAATTTGCAGTCTTCTGGCTAATGCAGACAAGATAGTACATAACGTCCAAAAGATACTATCTTATCTAGGTTTGCAATAAATAGAATGAAAAGATTTAACAGGTTAAAATACAAGGCTATTGTGTAGTTCCGATCGATAACTTTGTTGTCATGCTCTATCCGTTCTTCTTCTGTCATATCTCTATATCGTTTTCTTTTTTTCGTATTCTCATCTCCTCTGCAAACAAATTCACCAGGGAACTGATCAATTTATTTCCGGTTCATCAAGTTGATTCACACGCCCTTCTGCAACCAGCACACCATCTTTTGTCCAATACTGTATTACTGTTTGCAGAGGGGTTCCTTTTCCATTTTTCTCCTTTACGGTTTTGACTTTTATCATAGGAACTTCTTTAGCGTATACTATTCCACTATGATGCAACTTCTCTCACCTCGCTCATTTCTGGCGCTCACCAGCTCCGCCAGGGCACTCATCATTTCCGGAACTTTTTCATCTCTAATGGATTTGTCTGAAATTTGAAGTTTCTTCTGGATCCATTTGCAAGTCTGGATTATTGTTTCATCCAATTCTTTATTTTTGTTTTTACCAACTGCCTCCCGAAGTTTAACTACTCTAATTGTTCGTTTTTCCATTCTTCTCACCTCGCTTTCTGTCGATATATCTCGAACGGTATTTCTTGACTCTTGGACCTTCTTCCTATATTCTTGTCTTACAGGGCAACGCCATGCCTGAGTTTTTAGATAGGAGGTGGCCCTATGAACAAGCAACTCTTAATGTCACTTATCAACTGTTCTGATGGAGAATCTGTAAACCTGTCTAAGTTTCTTTCCTCTCATCCAGACACACCAACATTGCGTTCTCAATTAAAAGTGCTTTCTGAAGCTAAGTACATTACTGTCCTTTACTCAGATGACGACATTGAAGAAATCGCAATAAACTCCAAAGCATTGAACCAAAGATAATCCTTGTAAGAAGTGTTGCCGGCTTCTTTCCGGCAACACTTTCTTCGTGTTATTCTGCCTTCTGCTCAAGGTTTGCTTCTTCCCACGCTGGACCTCTTTCGTAATATGATCCATTCGGCTGTCTTGTCTTCTTGAAATTCACAGCATGTGTTACATCCGATGTGTAATGGCATGTAGGACATGAATCCTTTCTCTCTGCATTTTTATAGCATGAGCTCTTTTTGCAGGTTGGTACTTCCCCATCACACAGAAATAATGTTTTTCCCATTTTCTTGCCCTCCTTTCTTTGACCTGCACTCTTCAGCACCAGTAGGTCAGCTCTGGTGGACGGTCATTGCTGACCGTTTCGGCTATTTCTTATATTGACTTTTCTTCTCCGCACTTCTATCCTTTAGATACAGGGCACTGCCATGCCCGAGTATTATGAAAGGAGAAAATATATGACTACTTCTGATAAAATACAGCTATTTGGAATCGTGATTTCAGCTTTAACTTCTATCATTGCTATCTTCATTTCTGTTCACACGCTTAGGCAAAATTCAAAAATGATTGAAGATTCTTCCCGTCCATATATTGGTATCTATGGACTAAGCACCTATATCTGTGACCGTTATTACTACATCATTATCAAAAACTTTGGTCAAAGCATTGCACACATAGAATCTTTAACCTATGATTTCGACCTTGCGAAACTTGCACTTCGTGATGGCCTTGATCCCTTTGGCAACATCGATGGCACCTCTCTTGCTCCTGGTCAGTCTTACCGCTGTGCTATTGATTTTGACAAAGTACCTACAGATGAAATCAGTTCTATCCATTTCCATATCAAGTACTCATCAGGTACCCATAATTACGAAGATGGAATCACTCTCAAAATTGATGGAAATCTTGGAAACCTGGAAGCTCATAAAACTTCAAAGAAAATACCAGCCCTTGAAGTAATCTCTGAAACGCTCCAGGATATGCACATCAAATCTTTATAACCTGATACAGCTTTCATTTAATTTTTCCTTGATTTTGGGTATGATAACATTCTCTATGACCTCTGGCGTCCGTTCTTCCTCCGGAAGTTCTGACGCTATTGTTTTTAAAGCAACAGCAGCCACATAATCTGCTAATTCCTTTTTCTTTCCCCTTTTCTCATTAAAAGTTCGTGTCATAAAATACTTTTTTGGTACCGAAATATTTCTTACTACTGATCTTTCCATGTACATATCCTTTAAATCTTTTTGAAGATTTTCTATTTGTTTATCCCGACTTTGATCAGAAACCCAAATATTTTCTGTTGTACTCTTCCACATTTTGTCTTGTTCTAGTTTCAGTTTTCTAATTTCTTTCTCTTTTTTTCTTGCATAAACTGCAAGTAAAATCACGGAGATTGAATTCAAGAACGTTGCTCCTGCGACTACCAGTAATGCTACATTCACCATTTTTCTCACCTCGCTTCCCTGTTACTTTACCAATCACATTGACTTTTTATTTCTTTTCGGTGATTATCCAAATACTATGTTAATCACTAACGCTGCCACGCTCACTACAGCTGCTGCCAATGAAATAATTATTGATTGGCGGCAATTGCTTCTTATTTTGTCCATTTCATGGTCTTTCTTTTTGATTTTTCCACCAATGCAATCACGCCAATTTCCATTTTCATCGAAATGCACTCTTTCCATCCTCTCACCTCGTTTCCCTGTTACTTTTCCAATTACATTGACTTTTTATTTCTTTTCTCCTATTCTTTAGATACAGGGCACTGCCATGCCTGAGTACATAGAAAGGAGCCAAACAGCCAATGAACAAATTAGCAGTAAAGTTGACTGCAGCCGTTGGGAAGTTTGAAACAAATTATAAAGAAACTCTCAACGAAGCAAATCTTGATCAAAATACAATTAATACGCTTTATGATCTTGGTGCAGATATCAAACACCTCATGGATGAAGTGATTGACATTCTGGATGAAGAATAATCTTCCTGAAGAGCAGGTTAGTCCTGCTCTTCTTTGAGATGGATTTCTCGTTTTATCTCATTCAATACATCTCTTAATTCATCTTCCAGCTTAATTGCAGTAGCAATTTTTCCGAGCATTCCTTCTTTATCAACATCTACTGAAATGTACAATTTCTGTTTTTCCATGTTTCTCTCTCCACCTTCTGTTATCCTGCTTTCTGGGTTTCCATGCTTTCTTTCATGATGTTCATTCCTTCGGCTACTCCCAGGAGTCTTTCTTTTTTAGAATCTGGAAGATTAGGAACAATTTCTGAAAGGCGTTTCAAAATTTTTTTCTCTTTTTCTGACATAATGTTCACCTCCTAGTCAAACTAAATGTGGTTTTGTTTTAACCTAGTTCAAATATAATGCTTCTCAGTTGTTTTGTCAAGACATCTTTTTGCAACTCAGTTAATTTTTTAGATTGACTTTGATTATCTTGTGATGTAATATAGGAATCAAGAAAAGAGGTGATTTTTTAATGAACGAAATAACTGGCAGAATCCGTGAAGTGTTTGAACATTCAGGTAAAAATCAATCTGAGTTAGCAAGATGCTTGAAGGTCACTCCATCGTATATATGGAAACTGCTTAATAAAGACGATGTAACTCCAAGCGAACGTTTTATTGATGATATTTGTGAAAAATTTCAAATCAGAAAAGAATGGTTGGAACATGGGGACGGAAATCCAGAACGTCCTTTGGATCGTCAAGATGAGATTGCTAAACTTACGGCAGATCTGTTCAAGGGTGAAAAGAATTCCTTCAAGGAACGTCTTATCTTCGCTCTGGCTAACTTGGATGAATCTGAGTGGGAGCTACTGGAGAAAATTGCAGAAAAGATTGCAAAAGAAAAGGACTAAGGATTTCCTCAGTCCATCAACCTTTTGATGAGTTTGTAGATAAATGATAAAAGTTCATCATCTTCTATTTTTCCTATAAGCTCACGTATCTTTTCCCTTTTTTCTTCTGTGTTCATATGTATAGCCCCTCCGTTCTCGTTTATTCGAACGTTTGTTTGTTTTTAATATACACCATTTATATTTGAAGTGCAATATATTTCACAAACATTTGTTCGTTCAACATTATCTTTTATACTTATTATACGATAAACAGAGGGATTAATTTTGCTTGAAAGCACAATCGTCCAGTGTAATGGACACTTATTTGTACGGTGAATCAAACAGATCTACCATCCCGACTTTCAGAGCCTTGGCAATCCTTTCTAAGTTGTCCAGAGTTGGTGAATACTTCTCGATCATAATATTATTGATCGTAGACTTCGGAATCCCGGTCATGTTCGACAGCTACCGTACAGATACATTTTTCTCATACATAATTTGTGTTAATAATATTTTCATGACATTATTGTCTACAAATATTTATTATTTATTCTATTGCTAATTTACATTTGGATTAAATAACACTTATGGGAGGGTTTTTACATGAAAAAGAAAATTGCAATGTTTTTATTATCCGGCACATTGCTTGGAGCACTGCCGCTCAATGTATCGGCTGCAGCTACTGGTATGCAAGATGAAAGTATTGGAGATTTAACTTATGAAGTACCTGAAGGCTGGATTGTTTCTTCTGAAACCTCCGATGGTCAGATTACCTGCACTTCTTCCAATAATCCTATTGCTTTTACGGCTGTATTCACTCCACTGGATATGTCTGCCTATGATCAAAGCTTACAAAAAATGCTTCTTTCTACAATGATGAATTCTTTTACAGAAATGGATGGTTATACAGAATCATTTAATCAAGATGGTACCTTCGAATCTAACTATGCTGCTAATTTAAGGATGTTCTCTTACAACAATGGTGATTCTGATGTAACCTGTACTTCATATTCATTGTGCTCACCCGAAGGAATCGCTTTATTTATCATCGGCGGAACTACTTCAATGTTAGATTCCGATGATTATACTACTTTTACTGATATTACATCTTCAGTAAAATTATCAACTTCATCAAGTACTTCCAGTTCTAAATCCTATACACAGTATTCTGCTGGTGTTTACAAAGTTGGAACTGATTTACCTGCGGGGGAATATGTTGTATTCGCTTCTGGCAGTGCCGGATATTTCTGTGTTTCTTCCGACAGTAACCAAAATGATATTTTATTTAACGATAATTTTTCGACTAATTCTATCATTACTGTAAATGATGGCGAATACGTAAACCTTTCTCGCTGTTATGCGATTCCGCTTTCAGAAAATCCGGAAGTTAATACTTCAGCATCCGGAATGTTTAAAGTCGGCACACACATACCAGCTGGAGAATATAAGATAGATTCCGGAACAGACAGTGGGTATTACTGTATTTATTCAAACAGCCGCCAGGATAACATTATTGCGAATGATAACTTTACCGGTCAAAATTATGTTACTGTATCTGACGGACAATATGTCGTTTTGAATCGTTGCAGTTTTACTGAACCACCTGCAAAAGTAGAAAAAACATATACTGATTCTGAGACAGTAAAAAAAGTTCAGGAAGCTTTAACTTCTGCTGGTTATGATTGTGGATCTCCTGACGGCATCGCTGGTTCGGGTACTAAAGCTCAAATAGAAAAATATCAGGCAGACCATAGCTTAAATATTTCTGGGAATATTACAGACGAGCTCCTCAATACATTAAACATTAACTAATATACACAATGAAAGAGGGTTCACTTTGAACGAAGATAAATTATTTTTAACTTATAATCAACAAATGAAGAAGTTGCGCAATGATAAACATATTGAATGCAAAGGATCTTCTCATAAAAAAATCTTGATTCGTGCTGGATATTTTAACATTGTAAACGGATATAAAACTCCATTTGTCAGTGGACGAGATTCTAATGGAAACCATTCCTACATATCCGGAACTTCCATCAATCAGTTACAAGCTGTGAAAAAATTTGATGATCAACTACGTTCTTTTCTACTTCGTTACATTACGCAAGTTGAAGAGGAAACACGTACCCTTTCAGGATACAAATTTGATGAGTGCAATAATAATGGCGAAATTCCTTGGTACGACACAAACGCCTATGCTCCGCAAAAATCTTTGCAGGAAAAAATGAATGTAATCTCCAAAGCGTATAGTGAGCTAAGTAAAAGCCAACTTGATTATGTCCGATTTTACATGGAAAATCACAAGCAAATCCCTACATGGATTATGATTAAAGTCGTCAATTTTTCAACTTTTATAGACATTCTACGTTGTAGCAAAATTGAAGTTTCTCATTCCTTATGTGAGCTTTACGGTTTAAAAGATGAAAATGGCTATCCTAATGTAAAATTATTAATAGGCTCGCTTCATTGGATGCGTAAAATCAGAAATTCATGTGCTCATAATGAACGAGTGTATTGCCTAACCAGAAGACAAGAGCGCCGAAGTCATTCAGGACGAATATTAGAAAATTATTTTCGTATGTTGAGCAATGGCTATTCTAGAAACTTAGATCAAAAAATTTTCGACCTGATTGTATATTTTAAATACTATCTTCCTTCAAAAGAATATAAACAATTCATTTCGGAATTGAAAAATATGTTGGAAGATTTACAGGCCAAGATTCATCCACATGCCTTCGAGTATGTTCGTGGACAAATGGGAATAAAAGACATACATGATCTTAATGTTCTTGTTCACCTCCCCAAGGATGAAATTGACTACAATAAATTTGACAAAACAGAATAAAACTAAATAAAATAATCTTATATTAACGTAAAAAACGTTTTAAAACATGTAAAAAATTACCTTTTAAAGTTTGCAATATTTTTATTGCTGTAGTAATATACTTGTACGGAGAGAACCATATTGATTATGGTTGAAAGGCACTCATGCAAGTATATTGCGTGGGTGTCTTTTACTTTGTAAAAAAATAAATACCGCCCCGGTGTTACCAGCACCAGAGCGGTGAGGATCTCCGAAGAGATACCATTCAATTGACACTGATATTGTATCATCTTCGGAGGCAGCGCACAAGTGCGAACATTTGTGTGGCTGTATTTTTTATACCCATTTTTGCCGGTTGCGCCGGCGCAAATTACAAAATATGAACCATTTCGGTGATTTCACCGTAATGGGCAGAAAAAGGAGGGATACGATGGCCACAGCCAAATACAAGCGTGGGTCAGATGGGTGCTTCCAGGCACGAATTTGGGATGGCACCTACACCGAAGATGGTAAGAAAAAGAGAATTACTCTCAGGTCTAAGAAATCAAGCAGAGACCTGGAAAATATGGTAAAAGAAATGGAACAGAAAGTCCAGGAACGCAAATACGTTCGACAGACAGATATTTGTATCCAGGACTATGCCACAAAATGGCTTTCTGTATACAAAGCAGGAAAAGAGAAAAATACAATTGCCATGTACAAAAATATTATTGATAAGCATCTGGATGTACTGGATAAGGTTAAGCTTAACGATATCACCAAACTTCACATCTTGCTTGTAATCAATAATGCAGCTGGAAAGAATCGAACCCAGGAACAAATTTTACTTACCATGAAACAGGTTGTAAATGCAGCTGTATCAGATAAGCTATTACCAGCTTCTGCTCCGGAAGAACTTTTTAAGGATATCTCAATAAAAAAATTAAAATCTGAAAAAAGAGCTTTGTCTGAAGCGGAGAAAAAAGCTGTGTTCGTGGCCGATCTGGCAGATATGGATAAAGCTTTTCTCTTTCTGATTTACGGATGCGGACTCCGGCGCGGAGAAGCTCTGGCTTTAACCCGATTTGATTTTAACTTGAAGACCAAAACCTTAAACGTAAATAAATCCCTGGCGTTTGACGGGAACACTCCTTACCTGAAGAGTACAAAGAACCAAGTGGAGCGCACAGTCCCAATCCCATCAAATGTTTTTCCTTATCTCTTTACATATTGCCAGGAGCTGCGGACGTCTCAATTGTTTATTACCAGAGGATCTGAATATATTACCAAGTCCTCTTTCCGGAAAATGTGGGATAGAATTTATAAATCCCTGCTTGCCGCCGGTGCTGATCGAGATGATCTCACCCCTCATGTATTTCGCCATAACTACTGTACAAATCTCTGTTACCAGATTCCGACAATCAGTATAAAGAGAATTGCAGCTCTTATGGGGGACACAGAAAAGATGATTATCGAAGTTTATAATCATATTATTTTGGAAAAAGAAGATGCTGTATCAGCAGTGGAAAAAGCACTCAATTTCTGAGACACTTTTGAGACATCTTGATTCTATTGAGACACTTTTGAGACATTTACTCGCGTTTATTTGCGGTTACTTTCGGTTTTGGGATGATAATAAAAAAGACCGAAAACCCTTGAAAATAAAGGATTTCCGGCATTCTACGAAGTGAAGCATCGGGGATTCGAACCCCGGACAACTTGATTAAAAGTCAAGTGCTCTACCAACTGAGCTAATGCTCCATATAGGACTGGGCTAGCTGGATTCGAACCAGCGAATGCAGCAGTCAAAGTGCTGTGCCTTACCGCTTGGCGATAGCCCAAAGGCAAAGGGTG